CCGCCGCTATTGTTTTTGCGCCCGTCACCCCGTCCACGTCACCGGGGTTGTACCCCAGATAGGTGAGCAGGCTTTGTACCTGTTTATTTGTCATGTATATATCTCTCCATTCGTCACATCGGCAGCACGGCTCCCATTGCCGGGGGCCGTACTCGTGCCGGCATCCTTTACAGCCAATCACGCCAATAGCGCGGTCAGCTCTTTGTACTGCGCTTCAGTCAGCTTGTCGGCGGCGTAAAAAACATCCAGCTTTTCCGCCATGCCGCTCGTGTTGCCTTTTTCAATCATCCGCTTCAGTGTCCTGTACAGCATTGCTTGTTCCTCCTTTCATTTACTCAGTTAAGCCCAGCTCCAGCAGGGTTAGGCGGTATTCGTGGTCTACCAGCATTGCGTCCATGTCATCCTCTGCAGAGGGGGTTGTAGTGTCCTCCGGCTCCCACGCCAGCCAGGTCTCCATGTCCGCCTCTATGGTGTCCTTAGTGACGATGCCGGAATAGCGGTATTGCACCTCGTCGCACTCGTAGACGGTGTAGCTCTTGCCCGCGTCCTCGTTGGTCTTTTTGACTTTGGTGATGTTTTGCCGGATAATCACATCCGTTTTGTCGCCCAGGCGGTAAACCTCTACCGCCGCTGGTTTTTTAAGGTACTCCTGTTTTGCCGATGTTGCCAATTTTAAGCAGCCTCCTTTTTATAGTGCCACGAGACGGATTTTCTCGCCGCATTAAAAATTTTTAGTGTGTCGTAGGACTTTTGAAATCCCGCGCTGTCCGTGTATTTGACCATGCCCCAGTAGGATGCCAGCTTCTGGCCGCGCCACCACGGGACGTAGCCCAGGGCGTCCAACTCTCGCCCCGCCCGGAGGAATTGCCGCCGCACGCGGACGTAATCCCTACCTCGGATGATGGTATATGTCTTGCGCACCACGTAGCCCATCATGTCCACCCCCGGGCAGCGCCTCCGCCGCCGCTCTTGCGAAAAACTCGCAAGCCGCGCCAGCTTCCACGCGCCGTGGAACGTCAGCCCCAGCACTCGCTCCGACCAGGCTTTTGACTTTAGCATAGCTTTTTTGAGGGCAGATACACGGCCAAACACAGCGAAATCATCCGCATAGCATACCATGTCCCGCACAAACGCCCTCCATTTTCCCCTCCGCTTTTGCCCGTGGGTCAGGAGATTGCGCAGGATGTAGCTCATGACGTAATTAAACAGCCAGCACGGGAGAAACCCACCAATCAGCAGCGCCCCGCCGGGGTAGTTTGCCATAACCGCCCCAACCAGCCACAGCAGGGGCTTGTTTTTACCAATGTCCCGCCTCAGCAGCGCCAGGACAATGGAAACCTGCGTGGATGGGTATGCTTTTTTAACGTCACCCTGCACCACGTCCAGCGCCCCACGCAGCTTCCGCCTCATAATCCGCTCGATTTTCCTTTTGCCCGCCACCTGCCCCTTGCTGGGGATGCTCCCGTATTGGCAGTGCAGGATTTTGGCGCGGAAAAGCGGCTGCAAAGCGCCTTCGCAGATGTATTCAAAAATCTGTTGCTCTGCGCTTTCCTCACAGATTGTCCGCCGTTTGCCGTTTTCGCAAACCTCGAACTGCCGCACAGGGTCAAAATGCACGTCCCGCCGCCGGATGCAGTCCTCCGCCCACTCAGTTACCGCGTCAATCGCCGCCGTGACCTTGTGATACTCATGTGCTTCCGCTTCGGCCAAAATTTCAGCTCGCGTAATTTTCCCGGTTTTTATCAAAACGTTTTGGAATTTACGCTTTTTCAGCTTCCCGTGGAATGCACGGTGAACAAATGGCCGGATAAAATCGATATCTTCTATGTTGCAATCTGCCGGTTTGCAATACGTTTTCAACCAGTAACACTTCCTTTTTTCGGTTTGTGTCCTCGGTGACGTTCGCCGCAGCTACTAGCCTCCGCTGGTAATCGACACAATTTTCCCACATAAGGGAGGAATATACGGGGCAATATCGCTAAAGTTGACGCAAACCGGGGGAGCCAGAGCCGCCGTTCCAATTCGCATTGCCAGTCCCATTGTTCGAGTTCCGCGCGGGCAGACCCGCATTGCCGCCGTTGTTCAGGTTGCAGCAGCACCAGGCAGCGCGAAGTCCGCTTGTGGTGGGTGCCGCGTAGAATCCTGCCTTGTTTCCGGTGCCGGAACCTGCGTTGGCGGATACCGCTTTCGGCCAAAGCACAGCCGGGTCGTCCGCAACCGCTGTATCCTCGATATATAGCCAGTGTGCTGTGGCATCCGCGAATTTTAGCGTTAAATCCTCCTGCTTGGTGTAATCATCGGATATAGTGCCGTTGGTGGTGACTTTGCTCTGGTCGTGGCAGGTGTAGCAGTCGAAGGTGTAATTCCCGTCCGCGTCCTGCCCCCATTGCCACAGCTCGTCAGACAAAATCAGGTAAGCGCCGTTTTGGAACTCCGTTTTCTGAATCAGCCCTGGCTCATGGCCGTTGGTGTAATTGGTCTTGCTGCCGTCATAGCCTAGAACACCGTCATCGTAGCCGCTGTAATAGGGCATGGTGGAGATATAGGTGGTGTCCGCCACGGTGTCAAACGTAGTGCCGCCGTTGTCCAGGTTGAGAGCGGTATACTCCGTGCCGTCCACGGTGACGCTCTCAATGGACTTGATGCGCGCTCGGTCAGCTAGGCCGCGCATAGATGCAGCACCACGGCCGTGGTTGTTACCCCCGCCCATGTCGCCAACCTCCACGCAGGAGCCGACAAGGAAATTCTTCCCCTGTGCTACCGTTACCAGCACGCGCTCCACACCGGTTTCGCTCACCGCCGCCGTGTACTGATAATTGTAGCTAGAGCAGCCTTCAATTTTGCCAGAGTTGCCTTTCACGGCGTATTTCAGCCAAATCATAGCAAGCTGCCATTTCAGCAGGTTTCCGCTTGCGCCGCTGTACTGCGCGCCGCGCTTGCGCCACAGCGCAACCGCTGCATTATGGCTTGTAAACAGCATAGGCTTCAGCCCGGTTCCGCAGGTGATATTGCCGCTTGCGTCCAAGCCTGCGGCATATTTGGGGTTGGCAATGTAGCTGTACACGTTGCCCAGCTTGTCCTGACCCTGCGGCCATTGCTGGTAGCCCACAGCCGCATGGCAGCGCATTTTGAAATAGCGGTAGCCGTCTTCGTCCCACTCCCGGAAGAAGGTATTTTTTTGCAGCACCCAGCAGAGGTGTTCCCCGCTGCGCACTACCGAAATATCATCAATAAATTCCACCGCGTAAATCTCGTGGGTACCGTCCTCGTTTTTCTCAGCTGCGACCTCCACGCACCAGAATTGGGGGAGCTTTGCAAAATCGTCCTGCCCCGCCGTGATTGCTGTAGACGGCACGCAGGTCAAGCCCACGGAATCATCCGTCAGCTCGCCGATGGCCGTTGTAGACGTGGAAAAGAGCGGCAGCTTCACGCCGTGAATCCTGTCATCGTCCAGAATCACGCCGAACCACCGGGAAAGCAGCTCTTTTCTGCCCGCGCTGTCTTTGGTGACGGTTACGCCCCAGTTGGCAATCCACCACCGCTTAAACAGCCCGTTTACCTCGGCCACACTGGTTGCCGCCGCCACTAGGTCGTAATATTTGGTGTCAATGTCGGTCTGCGTTGCCGCCTTTTGCGCCTGGATAAGCTGGCTCAGCAGCTCATTGGTCGCCTTGCCCGTCTCGTCCAAAATGATTGGTTTTTTGACTTCTGCCATTTTTACGCCTCCTCATAAACTGCACACAATAGCCCGTCCACGATGGTCAGGCCGATGTCCAGCTCGCCTGTCTCGCTGTCAGGGGAAAGCCCCCCCACAGTCTGCACAGCGCCCGCCTTGCCGTTGGTCACGGTGAAGGTGTCCGTAGAGCCATCGTTGTAGGTTATCGTGTATGTGTCCACCAGGCCGCTGGTGGCGGTCTTGGAAATTTTGCTTACGCCCTTGCCATTGGCAACGGAAAACGTGCTGGAAGTCCCGTCGTTATAGGTCATGGTGTAAGTATCGGTCAGGCCGCTAGTTGCGGATTTGGCAAATTTGCTGATGCCGCGGCCATTTGTCACCTGGAACGTCTGCGTGGTGCCGTCGTTGTATGTGGCCTTGTAGCTGTCCACTAGGCCGCTTGTCCCGCTTTTGGCTATAGAGCTTAAGCTCTTGCCATTGGTCACGGCAAACGTGGTTGTAGAGCCATCGGACAGGGTGATGGTGTAGGTGTCTATCAGGCCGCTGGTGGCGGTCTTGGCTATGGTCTTGATGCCGCCATGGGCTTCGGACAAATCCTGCATAAATGCGACCATGGTTTTGCCCGTCACCTTTTTCGCGGTGCCGCCCTGCTCCATTATCCACAGGTCGCTGTCGGTCAGGGTTGTGGCGGCGGTTAGCTCGGATATTTTTTTATCAGCCATCCGCCGTGCCCTCTTCCTGCGGCTCTGCGCCGCTCTGGCTTGCCTTTTCCACTGCCTCCTTCCGCTGGTCGTCCAGCGCTTTTGCGGCGTTGAGTGCCGCGTCCAGGGAGCGATAGGTGATAGACACCAGCTCAGAGTTTGCCCTGGTTGCGGTGATGGTCAGGTTGCTGATGCCCCTCGCCGCCGTGTTTAGCGCGTCCTGGATTTGCTCAAATGTAGTCATGCTTGTTGCCTCCTTATTTTGATTATGCAGTTAAAAACGTGCCTGTGGCTTCGGTGGCGCTACTCTTAACGTAGGTCAAATAGTTAAAGCCTTCGATGTTATTAAAATATCTGCTCTGCGTAGTTTCTGGCGTATATTTTACGTATCCACCGGAGCCAGCATTGACTGGCGTGAAATATATCGTTGTAGAGCCGGAACTTGATGCATTCCCGTTGACGGCTAAGGTGAGGTTTGACGCAGAGTAACTTACATTTTCCTGCTCATACGTAACGTACTCCTGATTGTATGTTTCCGCTGTATAGCTTGATGGGGTATAATCTTTGTACACCGTGTTCGCATATTTATAGTAGTGCGAGTTAAATAAATAGTATAACGTTAGGGTCACCCGTGTTGCGGAAGATGGTGTATACGTGGAAGCGGAGTAAGTTGACAACCTATAGCTAAATTTGGATGGAGTGTAAGTTTGATTCGACGCAGTATATGCCACAGTATACGGT